ATTTAGATTTAGATTTAGATTTAGATTTAGATTTATCAATCCAATGCCACATATTATCATTACCATCTTCAAAAATTTCATGTGGAATTTGTCCATTTAATTCTAATTTATATAATAATTTAGGTTTTTTAAATACATAATTATCATACTCAGAATATAATTCTATATTTTTAATTATTTTATCTAATTGTTTTTGACTTAATTCTTTTAAAGATAATATTTTATATTTGGTATCATGTTTTGTTTCACTTAAACCATCATCCCATGTAATATTAATATAGTCATCAGATTTTATTCCATAAACTCCTAATGTATAAATTATTGATGAATCTTCTTTTATTTCACATAATATTACTTTTTCTTTAATATATGTTGAAGCTACAAAATCCAATTTATAAGAATCTAATTTTGTTTCACGTTGTCTTTCTTTCATTAAATCAATAATAATTCTTCCACCAATATCAAAAAACTTTAAATAATTATCTCCCATAGCACTACTTGATAATTGTTTTTCTATAAATTGTGATTTTTCTCCACAAATTCTAGATAATTCAGAAACTTTATCAAGAATTTTTAATTTTTTTGCTCTTCCATATAAATACAAGAAATCAAAACCATTAATATTCCATCCTGTGAGAATATCTGGATCTTTGTCTCTAATTAATTTTACCCATGCTTTTAATACATCTTTTTCATTATTAAATGATTGTATTTCAACATCTTCTAATCCTTTTATTTTTTCACATCCTTTTAAAGTAATTATACTTTTAAAAAATGGTTCTGATTCACCATAATATGTAAAAACAGTTCCAATTTGAATAATTGGATCACCAGGTTTTGAAATATCAGTTAAATCTTTATTATCTTCAGGATCAATTGCTTGTGGAAATTTACCACTTATACTCATACATTCTATATCCCAACTTGCAATTATAAATTTTTGAATTTGATTTGATTCATAACGTTCTAAATTAGTCCAATCTGTTTGAATTGATATTCCACAATAACTATAATTTTTATTATTTGGTATATAATTTGAAATTTTAACCCAACCACATGCATTTAGATTACAAATATGCATACATCTAATAAATGGTTCTATATTTGATTCATATAATTGCAATTTAAATGGATTTTTTTCTAATAAATAATTTGTTATTTTATTACTATTAATCCAGTATTTAAATTTATTAAATGATATCATATTATAAAATATTAATTGTACAAATTGAAATGTTTTATAACCTGTAAATCCATATAAATCTTTTTTTTTTTCTATATTAATTCCTTTAAAACCTTTCAGTATTTTTGTATAATAAATTTTAGATTTAATGTGTGCTATTAAAGTATAAATTTTAGATTTATTCCAACTTATAGGAACTTTAATGTAAAAGAATGGAAAATAATTATTTACATTTACTAAAACAGATTGATTATCTTCTGTTCTACCATATAATCTAATTTTATATTTTGTTATTTCTTCATCTTCTTCATCTTCTGTTTCTTCTGTTTCTTCTGTTTCTTCTGTTTTTTCTAATTCTATGTCAAAATTATTTAAGTTATTTAAATATTTATTTTTTTTTTCATATATATTATTATCTGTCTCATTATGTTGAGTCCAGTCTATTATTTGAAAAATAATTGGTTTTAAAACATCAAATTTATTTTCTAATTTATTACTATTTATATCACTATTTATATCACTATTTATATCTCTATTTATATTTGTCATGTAATTTATATATACTTAATACTAAACTTATTTAAATATTTTCAATTTTTTAAGATATAATATAAATTATTTATTATTCATTATAATACTTTTATTAACTTCAAATAGATATTATTTAAATATGATAATTCAACAAATTTTTTGTACTAAATTATATAAAAAATGTATTACTTAAATAATCTATTATATACAATATTTAATACAAAAAAAATGTTTGATTATTTTTAAATAATTATTAATTAATAATTATTTAAAAAATTATTAATATTATATAATAATAATGGATAATAAGTATCCAAATATAATTTTATACAATATATTAAAAAAATATATAAATAAAAATGAAATAAAATTAAATAATATATATAATAATTTTGATAATTTATATTTAATTAATATAAAAGATATTAAAGAAAGTAAAGAAAATAAAAATAATGAAAATAATGAAAATAATGAAAATAATGAAAGTGATTCTGATCCATGGGATTTATCAATAAATGATGATAAATTTTATATAAATAATAAAATTGCAAGAATATTTCCATTGTTAAAAAATTTTAGTAATTTTTCCAAAATTAAAATAGATGAAGATTCATTTTGTTATATAACAATAAGAGAAATTGCAGATAATATATCAAAAATAATATGTCATCATTTACTTGAATATAATTTGAATCCACAAAAAATAAATATTGCAGATTATACATCAGGGGTTGGTGGAAATGTTTTATCATTTTCAAAATATTTTAAATATGTATATGCAATAGAAATATCTGAAAAAAGAGTAGAATATTTAATAAATAATATAGAAATATATGGATATAAAAATATAAAAGTAATAAATAAATGTGCAATAGAATTTAATAATAATAATTTAATAGAGAAAAATTTAAATGTAATATTTATTGATCCTCCATGGGGTGGTAGTAATTATAAAACAAATAATAGTTTGGTATTAAATTTAGGTTCAATAGAAATAGAAAAAATAATAATAGATATAACAAAAAAATTTTCAGATCATTATATAGAATTAATTAAATTAAATCCAAAAGAAAAAAACAATAATTATAATAACAGATTTATTGTTATAAAATTGCCAAAAAATTATGATATTGAATACTTTTATAATTATATAAAAAATAATAATAATAGTAAATATTATATTATATCAAGTTATTTATATATTTTAAATAAAATGTTAATAATTGTTTGTGAATTACAATTTGTAGTAAAATAAAATTATATAAAAAATAATTACAATATTTTTATTCCATTTCATATAATAATATATAAGCAGATGACATATCAATATTAAAATTAGAATGAATAGATACATTAGAATCATCAAAATGATACCATGTTTTATCATCAATGATACTAAGACAATCAGCTGTATAATGTCCACCATTAATATTTTGCATACCAGATAAATGATTTGAAATACCTCTTAATTTATATTTAAAAGTTATCGTATCATCAGTTTGCATAGAAAGATCGCAGAATTCACTAATATCTAAATTATGTGGTATATCAACAAACATATTATTTTTAACTAGTCTACCATCTGGCATATTAATAAATCTACATAATTCAATATAAATAGTTGTGGCAGGTTTCCAAATTTTGCTTTTTTTAACTGCTTTATTATTTTTACAAATATCACATTTTCTATTAATAATTTCTTCTTCAGTAAATTGTTTAAAACAATCTAATAAAGTTGGTTTAATATGTAACATAAATATTGTATGATATTGATATTTACAAGATTGATAATTACATTCTGTACAAATAAAAGTATCAACTGTAAATGTAAGTAAATTAAAAATCATTGGATTATAACCAGTATTTAAAGTATCTAAATTATTACTTCTTTTATTTTTAAATACTTGACTCATATAACTTAATCCATTATATTTATTTAAAACATTATTATTATTTATATTTTTTGTATAATTATTAAACTCTTCAATAATTTTTTTTTTTTCATCAATAATATTTGTTTGTGAAAGTTTTTTTTTAAGTTCATTAATATAATTAATATAATCAATAACTATTTGTGGAATATTATTAATAATAGGTTCAGAATCAATACCTGTTTCTTCAATAATAGTATCAAAAATTCCATTTAATAATTCATGTGAATCTTGTTGCCCCATACCTTTAAAAGAAGGGATTTTATTATCTATTACACATTTAAAATTATAAGGTGTAATACAACTATTTCCTTTATAAATTATTATATTAATAATTTCTGCTAATTTATAAGTTAAAGAATTTGTGATATATTCTTTAATATCCAATTTATTAATTGTTTTTTTAGAATAATTTTGTAATTTAAATTTTTTTTGTTCACTAATATTATCTAGAGCGGTATTTTTAATATAATTTATAAATTCTGATTCAAAATTAATATCTGTATCTGTATTTGTATTAATAAATGGATTAGTTTTAGATAATAAAAAATTAATTAATAATTTTGAATGAATAAGTAATTGTAGTATAGAATTCATATAACATGTATTCCCTATATTTTTAAAACCACATAATCCTATTTTTTGAATATTATTATCCATATGTTTATTTATATATATAGACATAATATAATATAGATAATATATAAACAATTATTAATTAAATCAATTTTTATTATAATTATTTAAATTATATTATTTATTATATATTTTTATAATTTCTTTTATTATTTTTTATATTGAAAGATACAAAAAGTAAATTAAAAATAAATTAGATTAAAATATTTTATTAAAGTTGATAAATTATTTATATGTCATTAAACAGTGATTTATAATTTATATAATAATATATAAACTATATTTATAATATAATGCAAGAAATTGAAACAGGTGTTTTTAAAATAATAAATAATAATCCAATATATATAATTGGAGATATACATGGAGATTATCAATGTTTAATACATTGTTTAGTTGATTTATGTAAAGTAACATATATTGAATCAATAAAATTAGATGAGGAATTTAATGAAGAAAATAGAGAATATATGGAATGGAATAAAAATAATAATTCAATTGTAGTATTTTGTGGAGATTTAATTCATAGAAAAAGATTTGAAGATACTGTATTAGATGATGAATGTTCAGATATTTTTATTATTAAAACTTTATTAAGACTTAAAAAAAGTGCAATAAAAAATAATGGAAATATAATAATAATATCTGGAAATCATGAAATAATGAATATAGTAGATCCTTCGGATAATTTATATACATCTGACAAAAATATTGAATTTAATTTAAAATATTTTAATGACAAAAATTTTATAAATAATTATATAAAAAATACTTATGCTTGGATAAAAATAAATGATATATTAATAGCACATGGTGGTTTATGTTCTGATTATTTAAAATTTTTAGATAAAGAAAATAATATATCAAAAATTCAAAATAATGTTGTAAAATTCATTAATGATAAATATCATGATTTTTTTACAAATTATAATAAAGAAAAAATACACACAGATAATATTGGATTTAAATTATTTATTGAATATGATTTTAAGAATAAACACACTCATAATATATTTTGGTGTAGAGAATGGGGATATTCTGGAATTAATTGTGATGATTTTAATAAAATAATCAAAAAAGTTAACTGTAATAAAATGATAATTGCACATTGTCCACAATTTCTAGCAAATGATAAACCAAAAATGATTAATTTTGAATGTGTTTATAATTCTGACAATACAATTAATAATAATATTCAAAAATATAAAATAGCTCGTGTTGATCTTGGTATGTCAAGAAGTTTTGAATATAATAAACAAGATGATTTTTTTAAATTTTTATTTTATAATTATAATAGAAAAATGTCAGTTTTAAAATTATCTCATGATTTAACCACAAATGATTATTATTTTAATTATGATTCTATTATTACTAATAAAATATCATGTATTCAATATTTATTAATTAAATATGGAATTAATAAACAAAATTGGATTGAAAAAAAAATAAATTCTAATTGGTTAGGATTTTCTTATATTGATGAAATTTTATCCAATATTAATAATAAAAATAAAAATAAAAAAATATTAAAATCAATTAAATGTGATTCTATAAATAATTCTGATAATATTATTTTATGTTTATTATATCCAATATTTTATTCAAATTATAAATTAGATTCTGTTTTACAATATACAAAATTATTAAATAATTAATTTATATTTTTGAATAAATACTTATTATTAAATTTATTTCTTCATTTTTTGTATTAATTATAAAAACATCAGAATTAAAATTAATTTGTAAAGTGTCATTTGTTGTACATATAATATTTTGAGATTTGAAAATATTTTTAATTAATAAATTTGTTTCTAAATTAAATTTAATATAATTATTACTATAATCTAAATAATCTAATTTTTTTGTTAAATTGGGATTACATTTTAATGTTATTTCTTTAATTAATATATATTTTGATATATTAAAATTTTCAATTATATAATTATTTGGTGTAAAATAATATATAACTAAAAGTAAAATAATAAGTATTGAAGTAATTATAAAAATAGTTAAAAAAAAGTCTACTATTAATTTTGTTATATTTTTATTCATTATAATAAATTTATATTTTACAATTAATATATAAAAAATATATTTAATATAAATTTTTATATGTGTTTATATTAATTAAAAAATATGAGTAATCATAAATCATTAAATAACATTTTTAGTTCATTAATTGGTATAAATTCAGAATTTTTATTATTAATATTAGGTTTAGGATTATATTATTTTCATTATTTATCAGAACAACAATTTTTAATAACAAATATTATAATTACAAGTTTTGTATTAGCAACTTATGATATATTTTTAAAAAATATTTTATTATTTTCTATTACTGATGATTATTATAAATTAATTATTAATAATATTATCACAATTGTTATTATTGATTTTTTAATTAATTATATTAAAAATAATTCAAATTCAAAATTTAATTTTGAATATTATTTTAATTTAGCATTTGCATGCTTATTTTATGAAACAATTATATTTAAATTATATAACTATAATGGTTTTTGTAATAAAAGATTAAGATCTATCACCAAAACTATTTTAAGATTAGCAACAATACATATTCTATCTAATTTTCTTAATGGTTGTGATTATGATAAATCATGGTTTGACTTTTCTTTTAGTCAACTTTTTAATTTTGCATTATTTGATACAGTTTTTAGTGAATAAAATTAATTAATTATTTGTGATACATTTTTAATATATAATTTCATAGCATTTTCTTTTTTCATTCCCTTGTTATTATTCCATGCTTCCCACTTATATTTTTTTTTCAAATCCCATAATGAAGGACATTCAGTATTACAATCTCCCTCTTTTGCTTGTTTATATAATCCATATAATTTTAATAAAATATCATTATCTGATATATTTTTAATATTTTGTTCTATTTTTTTGGCAGAATTATTAAATTCTTCAACTAATTTTATTAAATTTGTCATATTACTTATAATTTATATTTTTAAATTTTAAATTATATTATTATTTTATTTATTAATAAACTTAACAAATGTAATAATAATCAATTTTTATAATAATATATATGTTAAAATATTTATTATATATAAAATTAAAAAAATTTTTTAAATAAAATATTAAATTTTATATATTAAAAAATAATATTAAAATAAGAATTATTTAATAAATTAATTATCCTTCTTCTTCATCATCTGAATCATCAGATAATTCTATGCTTTTATTGTTATTTTTATGTATTTTTTGTATTTTTAAATCAGATTCAGATTCAGAATCTGATTCTGAAACTGAATCTGAATTAGATTCTTTTTGCACAATTTTTTTATTATTTTTTGAATTTTTTGTTTTTTTTGAATCTTTTTCTAATTCTTTAGATTTAGATTCTTTAGATTTAGATTCTTTAGATTTAGATTCTTTAGATTTAAATTCTTTAGATTTAGATTCTTTAGATTTGGAATCTTTAGATTTAGATTCTTTAGATTTAGATTCTTTAGATTTATTAATTTGTTTATCATTATCATTATCATTATCATTATTCTCATTATCAGATTCATTTTTTTCGTCATTATCATCATCATCATTATCATTATCACTATTATTATTTTTGTCTTTATAAATATTAATTGTGCCAGAACATTGTTTTAATCCTGTTACTTCAAGTAATATTTTTTTAGTTTCTGTAAAATTTTTATTACAAATAATATCAGTTAAAAAACAATCAGATATTTTATATTTAATTCCTGATCTAATTTCTTCTTCAGTTTTAGAACATTTATAATAAGCACCTTTAATTTCATTCCCATAATATTTTTTTAATTCATTAAAAACTGTTGTTTCTGGATGTTCTACACTAACTCCAATTACACAATGATTTTGTTTTAATACACCTCCATTAAAAACATAAGTATATATATACTGAATATTTTGTTTTGTTTTTGATTTTGATAATGTTTTTTCATTTATTGAAATTTTATCAGTTTTGTTTGTTTTAGTTTTATTTGACATTATTACTATTAATCTATTAACTTGTAATCTGTTCTTTATGTTTTTTTTTCAATTTTTTTACTATATAAAGTCAGTGCTTAGAATTGAATATTAGATTACTTAATATAAGGTATATTAGAATATTAATATACTAATTTAACAAATTTGTGTACTAAATTATATAAAAAGTGATTTCCTTAAATTATTTATTATATAAATATTTAGTACATAAATTTTGTTGGATTACTATAATATATATTGTTTTATACACATTTTAACATAAATTAAAAAAATTGATAAATAATTATTTAAATGATAAAACTTATATAATTTAAGTATAAAATGAAAAATATAATAAAATGCATATTATTAGTTGGATTATTTATATCCACTGTTTCATTAAAATCAGAATGGAAACTTAATTCTTGGAAAAATAAAATACAAAGACAAATACCTACATATTTAGATTTAGATAAATTAGAAAAAACAATATTAAAATTAGAAAAATCTGCACCAGTAGTTTTTGCAGGAGAATGTGATAATTTAAAAAATTCAATAGCTATGGCATGTTTTGGACAAAAATTTATATTAATGGGTGGTGATTGTGCAGAACAATTTGATAATTTTAATATTAATTTAGTAAGAGACTTGTATAGATTATTATTGCAAATGGGAATGATATTTACATATGGTTCTGGATTACCAACAGTAAAAATAGGAAGAATAGCAGGACAATTTGCAAAACCAAGATCTGATGAATATGAAAATATATTAGATAAAAAAGTATTAACATATAGAGGAGATATAATAAATAGTTATGATATTAATGATAGAGAACCAAATCCAGATAGAATGATAGATGCTTATTATCAATCAGTTCAAACATTAAATATTTTAAGAGGATTTAGTTCAGGTGGATATGCAGATGTTAATCGTGTAAATTCATGGAATTTAGATTTTATAGAAAAAACAGAAATAGATTCTAAATATAGAATTCTTTCTAATAAAATAACACAAAGTTTAAAATTTATTAGTGGTTTGGGAATAAATACAAATTCAGATCAATTTACACAAACATCTTTATACACTAGTCATGAATGTTTATTATTACAATATGAACAAGGATTAACTAGAATTGATTCAAGAAATAATAAATATTATGATTGTTCGGCTCATTTAGTATGGTTAGGAGAAAGAACAAGACAATTGGATGGCGCACATATTGAATTTTTAAGAGGAATTGAAAATCCAATTGGTATAAAAATTTCTCATAAAATTAATTCTGATGAATTAGTACAATTACTTAAAATATTAAATCCATCCAATAAACCAGGAAGAATTTTATTAATAACTAGAATGGGACCAATAAATATTATTAAAGTATTACCAGATTTAATAAGAACTATACAAAATAAAGGATTATTTGTAACTTGGTGTTGTGATCCTATGCATGGTAACACTTTTAAAACAGAACGCGGTATTAAAACCAGAAATTATGATTTTATCAAATCTGAAATTATTGAATATTTTAAAATACACAAAAAAATGGGAAGTTTTCCTGGAGGAATACATTTAGAATTAACACCATCTGATGTTACAGAATGTGTAGGTGGTAGTATAAATTCTATTAGAGAATTAGATTTAGAAAAAAAATATGATTCAAAATGTGATCCAAGATTAAATTATTCACAATCATTAGAAATTGCATTTTTAATATCTGAATTATTATCTTAAGACTAGAACATATAAAGTATATTTACTTTTTAATTAAAAATATCTTTTTTTATTTTAAATTATATTAATAAAAGTAATTATAATTATAATTTATATGTTATAGTTTTCTTAATAAATAAAAATTAATATTTTTATATAATATAAATTACATAAAACACAAACTAAAATTTTTTTTTCTATAAATTATAAAATAAAAATCAAATATATGAATTTCATTTTCATCTTCATAAATAATTGGTTTCACATAATCAACATCATTTATAATTATTTCAAAATATTTCATTTTTTGTTTATCAAGTTCATCAATAATTTCTTCAAATAACTTTGTTTTTTTTCCAACTATTGTGTAAAGAGGTTCTGTATCATCAAAAATTTTAAAATTTTGTTTTATATATTTTTTGTCTGGATTTTTATATGATTCAAAATATTTGTTAGACATTTTAATTTCTGTTTTAATTCCAATATTTCTTTTATTAATAGAATTATGAATATTAAATGATTGTGTAAAAACACTAATAGTAATAAGCAAGAATATTTGTATTTCAATTTTCATTTTATGTATTTTTACTATATTAATTAAAGTACTTTCAATATAATTAAAATTCAATTTTTTATTAGTTATACAAAAAATTAATTATTGTTAGAATATTTTTTATTATTTTATTGTAAAATTTATTTTTTTTAATAAAATAATTTCTATCATTGTTTATAATATTATTTTTAATATTGTCTAAATTTAACGGTTGTTTAATTGTTTCTTTCATTTTATTAGGTATAATATTATTTTTTTCAAATAATTTATAATTCAATTTTTATATAAATATTTTATATAAATTTTATAATTTTCTTTTTTGTATATATATAAAATTTGATTATTAAATAATATATATATGTATATAAATATCTTTTATTAAAATTATATTAAAAATATATTTAAATTTTTTATTTTAATATAATTATATCATGTCAAATAATAATTTAAATGATTATGGAATTTATATATTTAGAAAAGATTTAAGAATTATAGATAATAGAGGATTAATTAAATTATCAGAAAAATGCAAAGAAATAATACCAATATTTATATTTGATCCATATCAAGTAGATTTAACAAATAAAAATAAAAATTATCTAAGTTTTCCTGCATTAAGATTTATTTGTGAATCTATTAAAGATTTAAATAATCAATTAATAAAATTAAAATCAAAATTAAATGTATTTTATGGAAATCCAACAATTGTACTTAAATATATTATAAAACAATTAGAAAAAGTTTTAGGAAGAAAAAAAATAATAATTGGATTTAACTCTGATTATACTGAATATTCTATAATTAGAGATAATACAATAAATATTTTTTGTAAAAATAAAAAAATAGAATTAATAATAAATCATGATGATAATGTATTATGTGATATGGAATTATTATTAAAAGAAGTAAATATTCCATATAAACAATATGGGGCATTTAAAAAAAATATGTTTAAAAGTAAAGCAAAATTTAATAAACCTAATTATACAAAAATAAAATTTAGCACATTTAATATTAAATTTGATAAATCTTTATCTGAAAATGAAATTGATGAATTTTGGGAAGAATATTTTGAATCAAATTTAACTTATAATCCTGTGGAAATTGGTTCAAGGACTTTAGGATTAAAAATATTAGAAGAATTAAAAAAATTTAAAAATTATAATAATTGTAGAGATATATTATCATATGAAACAACACATTTATCTGCTTATTTAAATTTTGGATTAATATCAGAAAGAGAATTTTATTGGAGTATAATTAAAAATTTGTCACAAACATCCCAATTAATAAATCAAATAATTTGGAGAGAATATTATTTATGTTTGCTAAGATTTTTAGAAAAAGCTAATTCTTATAAATTACATATTGATCCAAGATATGATAAATTGAAATGGACTATTAAACAACCATTAAAAACATCAAAAGTTTGGATTGAATGGGATAAATTATTAAATTCAAATACAGGTTTTCTATTAGTTGATGCTGCTGTTAAAGAACTTAAACATACTGGATTTATGCACAATAGATGCAGAATGATTGTAGGTGTTTTTTCTGTTAAATATTTAAAAATAAATCCATTATGTAGATATATTGGATTAAATGATTGGTTTTCTAGATATTTAGTTGATTGTTCTACTAGTCAAAATAAATTAAATTCTCAATGGGTAACTGAATTAGATTTTCCAGGCAAAAAATTTGCTCCTACTTCATCTCCAATAGCAGGAAGACCAATGAATATATCAAATATTATGATTAAAAAATGGGATCCCGAATGTAAATATATTAAAAAATGGCTTCCTCATTTAGCTAATATAGATAATAAAATAATAATTAATTGGGATACTAAATATATTGATACATTACATCCTGGACCAATATTTGATAGCAAAACAAGATATAATGAATGGATAAAATTATGTGAAAATATATAAAAATTAATGAGCTATATTATATTCATTATAAATTGAATTTATAATTATTCAAATATTTCATTTAATATAAATAACATATAAAAAAATTTTATTAATATGCTTTCATATATTTATTATGTGAAATTATTAAATTTATAGATTTCACATTCTAAACATAATTTTATATTAGGATAATAAAACATGATTACTTTTTTAAATAATTAATTTATTATTTTATTAATTATATTTACTTTTTTATAAAACTATTTTTTTCAAAAATTTTGTTTAATGACTATATATAAAAAATAAATCATTCTAAAGCATAAATAAAATTATATTATATTATTTTCTAAAAATCAATAAAGCCAATATTATAAATAGAATAATAATTTTTATTATATCATACATTAATTGATTATTATTAGATGATTCAAATGGTTCTTTTGTTAATTCTAATATTTGCCCATTTGATATATCATTAGGTGTTCCTGAAGATACTAAAACACTTGCTTGTACATTTTTTAATTTAACCATATTTGGTTTAGGAATATTAATTTTTGAAGTTATATCATTAATAACTTGTTCAGAACTATTATTTTTAAAATTTTTTATATTATCTTGTAAATTAATATTTTTTTTTATATAAGAACATGATTTAATATTTGATAATAATAAAGATAAATCAATCATCATATTTTCAGAATGATTTTGCAATATTTGAATATTATTCATAAAACAATTTAGATCAACATATATACCATCTCTTTCATTAGATTTTTTTGAATTATATTCCATTTTATTTTTTAAATTAGATTCCGATTTTAATTCCATTTCAGATTCCATTACAGATTCCATTTCATTTTTTAATGATTCAATTTTTGGAATACTCATAGGATAATTAGATTTGTTTAATTTTTTACTTTCATTTGTATTAATTGAACTAGTTTCATTTATTGTTTGATTTACAGTTCCATTCATAGTTCCATTCATAGTTCCATTCATAGTTCCATTCATAGTTCCATTCATAGTTCCATTCATAGTTCCATTCATAGTTTCAGTTTGTTTTTCAGATACATTATTAGAAAATATTGCATTAAGTTGATTAAATGGATTATTATTATTATTATTATTATTATTATTATTATTTGTTGTTTTACATTTTTTTCCTGCAGATTTTTTAATACATAAAGTATTAGATGGAGAAGAATTCATTAAAGATGTTGCATTTTGTTTTAAAGTGCAAGTATTATTAGATGTATTAAAATTAAATCCAATGCAATTAGAATCAGAATTTAAACAATCATTTTTACAAGATTCAATATTATAATTTTTTATTTCTTTAAAAGTTGTTCCATCTACAGAATAATTATCAGAACATTGATAATTAGTATCAGTAGCAGATGATTTAGTAATAGGAACATTTAAACTATTAGTATTATTAAAACTTTCATAAATTAGTTTATTATTAAACAAATCATCATTAGATTTAGAACCATCCAAACTATAAAAATTCATTTATTATATATTATATAAACATATATAATAAAAAATATGAATAATTTTTATAATTATAAAAAGTTTCATCAATAAAATTAATTTATAATTAATTTATTTACTGTTTAAGATTATTTGGTCCATAAGCATTATATCCATATGTAAATGTAGGATTTTTATACAAAGTACCCCAATCAAAAGGTTGATTTTCTATTGGATAACATGTTGCTATACCATCATAACCATTTTCAAAACAAATACCTTTGCATTCTTGATTACATTTTTCTAATCCTGTTTTAACATTAGCATAATCAATAGGATCAATAGAATAGACAACATTAAATGCAGTTTCATTAATATTTGATTGATCAATCATATCAGTATAAAAATATTTATTATCTTTATTATCAACAGATAAATTTTCATTATAATCTTTATTATCAAATAATACTCTATTTTCAATATTATCAACTTGTATTTCTTGCAATTGTTCAATTTTCTGATTTTTCAATAATTTATTATTATTATTATATTGAATATTATTAATATTTTTATTATTAATTGTTTTTGTTCCATGTGGTAATATATTACCAGAAACATAACTTGATTTTTTCATAAAATTTTGTGATGAATTTGAATTTTTTTGTTGACCAAATGTATTTGCAGAACCAGAAGAACTAATTTTAAAATTTTCAGTATTAAATAAATTAAAATAGTTACCAAAAAATATTAAAATAATTATTATAAAAATTGTTATAAGAATCTTTATCATAGTATATAAATATTTAATAAAATTTTTTTTTATTTTAATTTTTTAAATTAAGATATTTTGACTTATATTTTAAATATTTTTTTTTATATAATTCATTTTGATTTTTTCCTCCTGTTTGAGTATATAATATTTTGTTATCAGAATTTAATGATTTTATTTTATTAGATATATTATCTAAAAAACGTAATGCAGCATTTTCAATTTGTTCTTTATTATTAGAAATTTTATAATCTCTTACAGTATGTTGAATATTATAATATTTATTATTTTCCTTGTTTTTTATATTAATTAAAATTGTTGGATATCCTTCTATTTGATCCATTGCATTAAAATGATTTAACATAAATTTATTTTTAATATCATTATCTGCCATATCATAATTTTCAAAATTAATATTATATTCTTTTAAAAATTTATTATTTTTATAAAAAATTTGTGATAAATCATAAATGGGTTCAAAATCTTTACAATGACCACACCAATTTGCTCTTGCTAAAATTATTTTAATTTTGTCAGACATATTTATTATATTTATAATATATAATTAAAATATTTTAATTATAATTTAATAATTAAAGGTATACCAATTGGTATATCTTCTAATAATATTAAAATATTATTTGTATCTAAATTATCAATACAATCTATATTAATACTGTCACCATCATAAATAGTTATATTTCCACATGTTATAAATTCAACTTTTACTTTTGTTATACTTTCAATTTCATTTAAAATATGAATTGTATTTAAACTATGTACAGTAAAATTAGTCCAATCAGATATAACTATTGAATTTTCTAATTTATAAGTTTTAGGATTAGAAGGAATTGAACCATCTATATAATTTATATTTAAATTAACATATCTATTTTTATATATATTAATTTCTTTATCATATACAGAATTAATATATTTATTTTTATAATATAATTTACATATTTTAATATATTCTAAAATTTGAAATCCTGCTATTAAAGATGTTGTAGTAATCATTGCAGGAATAATATTTCCTGCAATTCTTCTTGTTTCATGAAGATCAGTTTGTGGAATTAAATATTGTAAATTTCTCATTGATGAAGCCAAATAAATCCAATTAACATGTCCTAATTCATCATCATCTTTGTCAAATTCTAATGGTTTAATAGTTGGAATTCTTTTTGTTATTGAATAAATTATTTTAATAATATTATGAAAATCTATTTCATCAAAATCATAATTAAAATCATAATTAAAAATCATATCACCAGAATTATTCATAATTAAAGATAAAATTTCAGTATGATTAAATTTAATATCAGAATCAAAAATTTGATTTAATAATTTAAAACCAATATTTAAATATTCAAACCAATAATTTGGATTTGAATTGATTTCATTAAAATTAATTGGTAAATATTGAGGCAATTTTTTATCTTTTAATTCTTCTTTATTTTCTTCTTTTGAATATTTATTAATAATTTCTTCAATATTATTTATATGATTTTCAGTAAAAATAATAAGTAATAATTTAAAATAATAATTATGTGTTTTTTCAAAACCTACATATTTATATATTTGTTTTAATAAATTTTTAGAACTGCAATCATTAATTTTTTTAATTTCATCATAATTTTTATATTTGGATAATAAATTAGGTAATATATTAAATTCTGATTCAAATAATTCTCTAGCCCATTGAATTGTATGTTCAGGTTTATATGGAAAAGTTTTTATTGTGCATATTGGAATACCTTCATTATTATCATCAGGATCTTTTGATGAACCATATGTTTCAGTTAAATAAGGTATTATTACTTGAACATTTCCTTTGGAACCCATTGTTCCTGAATCAATTAATGGTTTTGAATATTTTATTGCTTGAGAATCCATATATAATCTTGCATCTATATTATCTAAAGCATTAAGATAAATATCAATATGAGAATGAAAATTTATGTCAAATATATTTTCTGTTTCTGAACATATTTTATTTTTATAAACATTAACATTTACATCAGGATTCATTAATTTAATTTTATTTGCTGCAGTTTCAGCTTTTGATTTTCTAATATCATTATCATTAAATAAGAATTGTCTTGATAAATTTGATTTTTCTATATGATCTGGATCTGTTAAATATATTTCTTTGACTCCTAACATACCTAAATTTTTTATTAATTCACAACCAATTGCACCACTTCCAATAATAAATGGAATTGTATTTTGAATTTTTTGCAAAAACTCTTTACCAAATATATTTACTATTTTTTGATATTTAGTTTCTGTATTATAATTATCTATATTTATTGTTTGTTCTGTAATATTATTTATTTCTTTATCTTCAATTAAATCTAAATAATCCATATAATACCATTGATGAATTGGTATATATTTATGTGCTAAAGCTTTTAATACTTCATGACAGACTATTCCTCCAATTATTGAAGATATTACTAATAATTCTCCTTCAATTGTAAATGAAAATTTTTTTGCTAATAATTCTTCTTCTTTTGTTTCTAATTTTAAATATTTTTTAAATTTTACAAAATCAGATATAGACCATGCTTTTGGTGAAATTCCATATTCATATAAATATTTATCATAAGCTATATATAATTCATGTAAAAATTTATTCCTATTACTATCTACAGACCAATCTGCAACAATATGTGTTATATTATTAATATTTTGTTGTAAAGAATCAAATTTAAATTTTTTAATTATTAAATTTCTTTTTATATTAATATATTCATTTTTATTCTGATTTGGTAATGAATATAATTCAACATTTTTTGGAGAAAGTTTCTTATAAACTTTATACTCAGATGTGGTATTATCTGACCAATTTATTGTAATTATATCATTTGCAGATAATTTATGTTGATCTTTAAATTTTAAAATTTTATTATCAATCGAATCTAATATTAATAATTCTGGAGTTTCTCCATCAATATCTTCTACTATAAAATTATTTCCAAAATCATTGAATAAATATCCTGTTAATCCATAAGAACCACACATTATAAAAGGTATATTTAATTCATGAGTAATATTATTAATATTTATACTATCCGTTTTATTACTATTTGTTAATATTACAACATTATACATACTAATTTTATTATTGTCATAATTATTTAAATTATCTAAAATATCTACAATTTCTATTTTTATTGTTGGATTAAGTTTTTTAAATTCTTCTAAAAGTATTATATTATCATCTGATTGATAATATAAATTTGCATTTGGAAAAATATTTAATTTTTCCACTAAAAATATATCAATTTTTGATATACCAATTAATACTAAATTTCTTATAATTTCTTGTGCTAAAGAATTATAACCAATTACTAAAACAGTTGCTATGGACAATTTTATTTGTACATCTTGTCCTAGTGTATAAGATTGTCTTGAATATCTATGATCAATTATTTCAGTCATTTCAGTCATTTTATTATTAATAAAAAATCAAGATTAAATTAAATTTTCAATTTTTATTTAATATATGTAAATTAAAAAAAGTATATAAGATAAGATATATACTTTAAAATAATAAGTGAATTTAAAAACAATTCTTCTTATATATTAAGTATATAAGAAGAATTGTTATGAATTAAGTATATAAGAAGACTTATTATGAATTAAGTATATAAAAAGACTTATTATTAATTAAGTATATAAGAAGACTTATTATCAATTAAGTATATAAGAAGACTTATTATTAATTAAGCATATAAGAAGATAAATAATTATAAAAAATATTATAAATAATAATTTTTAACCTTATAAATAGAAAAAAATAAAAATATTTAAACGTAAAAATTAAAAAACTAATGCCTTTATTATAAAAATAAATTTATTTTAAATAACAAATATAATTATACTTATTATATATAATATTTACCTTTGACAGTATCACTTTTTTAAACATTAAAAAAGTATATTTATCTAATAAATATGATCTTAATTTTATTTAATTAATGAAAAAAATAAAAAAAAATAATATAATATTAATTTATTTAATAATTTAAATATATAAATATATTGGGAAAAAACGGATAATTTTTTTTAAGCAACTATTAATATCTCCCTTTTTTTTAATTTAAGT